TACAAGCTTTGTGTTGTACACGTCCCAATCCTCCTTGCTGTGCAATGATAACTCACCCTGTAAAATCTCACAATTCTGTTGCACATCTACAAGAGGGCTCTTGTTATTGCGGTAGAAGTATGGTGTATATAGGAAACTCTCCTTGGCCAAGGGTCCAACCCAGCCCAAATAAGGAGCTCCCCCTATAACAGCCTCCTCTCCTATATCATCGTGAACAAATCTCCTCTTAAGGAAAGTCACATGGTATATGTCCGTATAAGGGACCAACTCACCATCCTTAGCTCCAGCAGTGTATGTGAGTCCAAAGAGGTCCCCCATTGCCTTAGCCACCGTGACCTGGTTAAACATCTCACACACCTCATCATCGACACCACTGACATTGTCATCACCAAATGTGTTGATAAAAACATGTTTCCACATATCACATGTGTCTCCCGTGAGGTGAATGTAGCACGCTGTCAAAGTGAGCAATGAATACATGGAATTGACCACTGTTGTCAAGGGGTGACCACTGGGCAAAGACTTGTGCCATTGCACAAGATGTGACGCCATGCATCCTGGCCCAGTAATATGTATCGAGTGTGTCAAATCTTGCCAAAGCAAAGCACGAATGTCATCATCGAGTGCACTCCAATTGGGAGAACGTGCATACCATCGTTGTATAACGCTCAATATGGCATCATGAACCCAAGGCTGCTCGCTGGCATCAAAGCGGGAGAAATCACCATCAAACACCTTACCTCCCTTTGAGAGCAATTTATCAGCCAAAACACCCCACTGGGTATAATGATTTATACCGGGTGCCATACCACATAAAACGGGATTGGCTAACATAGCGGCACAGAATGATCCAAAATACATCCTGACCGCCACGGTGTAATCCAACTCTGTGCCCGATATCATCCGAGTCTTGACACCCTCAACTTTCTCCAAGGGCCTTAGCTCATCCTTAAGGAAGTCCAGACACACATGCACCTCTCGTCTACCTTCTGCTGCACTATCGAGTATTCGCATAACATCGGCGCGCAACTCGGCAATCTCAGGTGAATCCATATTGGTGACACCATCCTTGCCAAGCCATCTGGTTTTGCCTGGCCATTGTGGTGTCACGTACTTCTTGTACTTGTATCCCGGACTCGTCTTGGCATTAATGCGTTTAAGCTTCATACCCTCGGGTACCTTGTCCACTGCCTCTTCAAAGGTGAGCACATCCGCGCACATCCCTTTGGTAACATCAAATAAGGGCTCAAATGCCATCCCAGCAGCTATCTCGAGGGAAATGGGATCCTTGACAAGCAACTCACTCTTGTATGCTTCAACTGCCTTCGCCATAGGATAAACCATCTCGTCCCCCTTGATCACTGGGTGCAAGACTGCCGGAGCTACAGGACACGGGCCAAAAGGAGCATCACCATGCATTATGGACCTCTTAATTGCGGTCTTCGTTGCAATGGGCACGGGTTCCTTCGCTGGTCCTATGTAAGAAATCGAACCACCGATTAACCCTTGCTCTGCAAGTTTAGACTCCAATTGAACAAAGTCTTCTCCGTATACTTCATCCACCATATCAAACACCTCCTTCTTTGGTGCATCCTCACCCCACAATGAGAGCCATACATCTCGTACAGACTCATATGTGAGGATAGTTGCATATCCACTTCGTGTAAAAATGTCCGACTTCCCAGCGACATGAAGGCCAAGTATACACTTACCACCATAATATCGGTTTTCAGAAAGCATGAGCACACCACCACAATCTCCACTCTTGGTCTGCATCTCGTATCGCAAGAGCCCGGTCAAAGAGCTCCCATCGTTTGCAGTGACCTTGCCGGTATACTCCAACACATTAGAACTCAGTGTGGTCTGAGCCACAACATTGCCATTCTCCCTCTCACGGCCTATGTCCAATCTAGTTGCTGACTTAGT